GCCTGAGACAATACAAGCCCTGCAACAACTCAGCTTTCAAGGCTTTCAAGCCATAGCCGATCAACAATTAGACACGCTTGCAACTGGCATTTATCAGTCAACTCTGACCGGACGCGGTAAAGCTGATCTCATTGCTCAATTACGCGGTCAGATTAATGGCGTATACCAGCAATCGGATGAAGAAGAAGCTCGTCAACTTGTAGAAATGGCGCAGACCGCAACAGGGCAACGGCAGCAGGATGCGATAGACAAATTGCACAGCATTTATGCACGCGACAGACTGGGCAACAACATGCGCCGGTATGCAACGCAGATGGCTAACGACAGCCTTGCTCAATACAGTGCGTCAATTACAAAGGCCACAGCTAATGAGGCTGGTATAACAAATTTTAAATACTATGGCGACGTGATACGTGACAGCCGTGAATTTTGCCGCAATAATGTAGGCAAGACTTTTACCGAAGAAGAAATAAACAGTAAATGGCAGGGATCATGGGCTGGTAAAGCGCCAGGAGACCCGTTTATTGTGAGAGGCGGTTATAATTGCCGTCACCATTGGCTTCCAATCGTGGGGGATGAATGAGTAAAGAATTAGATAGAGCTAAAAACTTATGTGCTAGGAGGCCAATACCGCCTGCTATCAGGCAACTTATTGAACCGTTAGCCGCAAATGCACCAGACAGCGAGGACGCAGACTTCGCAGAATTACACGCAGTAATTGATGAATTATTGCCGATCGAAAAACCAAAAGCGAAAAGGAAAAAGAAAGATGCCGAATTACTACGGAGCGAAACAGAACGGCAAGAAAAAGAAGAAGAAGCCGATCAAGAAATAAACTAGCTTAACCTTGATTTTATGGGTTAAACTTCACGCAATACTCATTAGAGGATGATCGTTACATGAGCGAACAAATCATGGAAGGTGTCGAAACTGAGACGACGGAAACTACTCAGGAGCAAAAGACGTTTACGCAAGACGAGTTAGATCGCATTGTTGCAGATCGCATAGCGCGAGAACGCAAGAAAGCGGACAAAAAGCTCGAAGGTATAGACATAGATGAAGCGCGCAAGATCATGCAAGAGCGTGAGCAGGCCGACATAGAACGGCAAAAAGAGCGCGGCGACTTTGAAAGTATCTTAAAGCAAACCGTCGAAAAGAAAGATTTGGAAATCACAGCGTATAAGCAAAAGCTACAAGAAACATTGGTCGATGGATCGCTGTTGAATGCAGCAAGCAATAACGACGCAGTGTCGCCAAATCAAGTATCGCAGCTACTGAAAGGTCAAGTGCGACTCGCTGAAGATGGCGGGGTTGAAGTGCTAGATGAGCAAGGTACGCCGCGATACAACGGAAGTGGTGATTTGCTATCAGTAAATGAGCTGGTCGCTGACTTCTTAACAGCTAACCCGCATTTTGTCCGCGCCTCTGGCGGCGGCACAGGAAGTGTTGGGAATGCTGGCGGCTTGACTCCGAAGCCTGTATCGGTGGCTGATATGGTCGACAATTGGAATTCTGGTGGTAGAGAAGCATATTCTGCTATGAAGAAATCCAAATGACCGAATTACCCTAAACAATTTTTGGAGATATAAAAGATGGCTGCTACAACTTCAACAACTCTTGACGACTTATTCGTCAACATTATTGCTCAGGCACGTTTCACTGCTGAAGAGCAATCCCTAATGATGGGTCTTGTGACTCGTTATGATATCGGCGCTGATGCCGGTAAAACCATTCAGGTTCCTAAGTACCCTGCAATCGCGGCTGCTGACTTAACCGAAGGCACTGATATGTCATCAACGACTGTCAGCACCAGCTCGATTACGATCAGCGTTCAAGAAGTAGGGGCGCAGGTCGTATTGACCGACGTTGCTGCAATGGGTTCTGGCAACCCAGCAGAAGAGCTTGGAACTGTCCTTGGTAATTCAATTGCCACTAAGATGGACAAAGACTTGATTGCTTTGTTTGATGGTTTCTCAAGTGCGTTGGGAGCTGCGGGACAAGAAATCACAGTTGCTGATTTGTTCAAGGCTGCTGCAACGTTGCGTAGCAATAAGGTCACTGGTCGAATGTCGGCGGTTGTGCATCCTTTCCAGGCTTATCAACTCAAGGCTAACTTGACGAATACCTTCGCAAATCCAAACGCTGGCATCGCGCAAAACACCGCTATGGTGAATGCGTTTGTTGGTACGATTGCGGGTATCGACATCTACGAGTCTGCGAACCTCACTATCGACGGCAGCGACGACGCGAAAGGAGCAGTATTTGCACCTGAAGCACTCGCCATTGCGATGAAGCGTGACTTCCAGATTGAGCCACAGCGGGACGCATCTTTGCGAGCCTTTGAGCTTAACGCTACTGCCGTTTATGGCGTAGGTGAGCTTGATGACAGCTTTGGCGTTGAGATGTTGTTCGACTCAGCACTTTAATCTGCATCCTGAAGCAGCCCTGCTACGGCGGGGCTTGTTTCTTTCAGGAGATTCTATGGCGATCACTTATCGAGGCGAGCGGTTTGAGGGCTACAATAAGCCTAAACGCACACCTAAACATTCCGACAAGAGCCACGCAGTTTTGGCAAAGCAAGGCGACAAGGTTCGTTTGATTCGTTTTGGCTTACAGGGCGCTGATAACAAACCGCCACGCGATGGCGAAAGTGAAGCAGACAAGGCAAAGCGCAGATCGTTTAAAGCTAGGTTTGCCAAGCAAATAGCAGCAGGCCGAAAAGATAAGACAGCATCAGCGGCTTACTGGGCCGACAAGGTGAAATGGTAATGGCATTTTCTCAAGATTCAGATCTAGTAGCTTTGATCCCTGACATCCTAACGTTCGGCATAACGTCTTTCGCAACCGAGCACGCTAAGGCACAGGCAGACTTGATTAGAACCATCCGAAATGAGTGGTGGCACAAGAAAGGCATAAGAGGCGAAATGGTGTCGTCTTACCTCACAGACTCACAGTGGACTCGCTGCAATGCTTACTTGGTCCTATGGAAGTATGCGCTTCCACAACTGACCAACTGGGTAGATGGCGACAGGTTCAAAGAGATGTTGGACTTCTACAAGGTGCGCTATGATGAAGAAGTTAGCGACATTTTCAAAGATGGCGTTGAGTATGACGATGATAACAGCGGCACCATCGACGATGACGAAAAAGAAATCGTCGCATTTGGTCGGTTGGTACGCTAATGGCTTTCGGTCTTGGGGTTAAGCTATCTACTAAGCCAAAAAATGTAGAGGTTGCCACCAAGAAAGCCAAGAAAGATGTAACAAAAAATATACCGCGCGCTATCTTGCGGACTGGATTGCTAGGACAGCAAATCATTAAAGAGCGCACAGCGAAAGGCGTCGGTTTTGGCGGCGGTTTTAAAGGTTATTCGCCGCAGTATATGGCTGCATTGTCAGAAGAAGGCAAACCATCTTCGCCAGTGGATCTATTTAACACTGGTCAAATGCTGAGATCTATGCAGGTAAGACGCAGGGATAATACCGCCGCTGAGATATATTTTGATAACAAAGAGGCAGCAGAGAAGGCGGCGATGAACAACAAAACGCGGCCTTTTTTTGGCTTTAATCGCAAGGAAGAATTAAGATTAGGCGACTATTTTAGGAAGCAATTGTGAGCATCAGAGAGGATATAGCGGCAAATCTTGTGACCACGTTGCAAGCAGTTACTACGCCGGTGGCGGTTAAATACGTTACGCGAGAGCCTTTCGACTTTGACAAGTTAAGCAATGCACAGTTCCCTGCTATTTTAGTGAGGACGCAAAACGAAGACCGTCAAGATTCAACGATTAAAGGCACTCTGACCCAAAGATTTGCGACAGTAGACTATCAGCTTGTTTGCTATGTCAAAGCATCAGCTATAGATGCAGCAAGAAATAACATCATTGAGGCAATCGAGGAAAAGTTAGACGTAGATAGAACTCGTGGCGGGTATGCGATAGATACTCAGCTCGTTAGTATAGAAACAGATGACGGTTCTATTGATCCAGTCGGCGGTGTTATTATAACGGTGCGGATAGAGTACCAATTTACGAGAGGCACAACTTAGAGGATTTACAAATGGCTACAACAAAAGGTTCAACAGGCGTTATCAAACTCGCTGTCTCTGGCGGGACTGTTGCTGCTATGGGCGAGGTTCGATCCTACACCCTTACGCAGTCTGCGGACACAATCGAAGATACGACAATGGGCGACACAAGTCGCACCTATGTTTCATCTTTGAAAACTGGAACTTTATCTGCTGAGGTTTACTGGGATGACGCTGATGTCGTTCAGTTAGTAATGGACTCGGCAGCTTCTGTCGACTTTGATGTTTATCCGACAGGAACAGGCAGCGGTGAAAAGCATTACACCGGAACCGGTATTGTAACAAGCAACGAAATCACAGCATCTTTCGATGGTATGGTTGAAGGCTCGTTCGAAGTACAGGTTTCGGGCGCAATTACCGAAGTATAAGTCTAGGAGTAGAGGATGGGATTAGCGAAGGAGCTACGCAATAGACGGACAGTTTCATCTCGGATGATAAGTGTTGACGCATGGGCTGACGAGAACGATCAGCCTTTCGTTATGTATTGCTTTCCGATTACGTGCTACGACATAAATGAGCTACAGAAAAAGCACCCTAAATTTCTGGAGAACACAACCATCGCTTCAATGGTTGATTTAATCGTAATGAAAGCAGCCAGCGAAGATGGCGAAAAACTGTTTAAAGCTGCCGAAGATCGAATGGATCTTATGGGCGAGGAAACGTCAGTTATTTCTGGCATTGCTGAGCAAATGTTCGCCGAGATTCAGTCTGCGGAGGATGCCGAAAAAAACTGATGTCCGATCCGTTGAGGATGAACTTAATATCCTTAGCTGATCGGTTACACATGACCATAGCAGAAGCGGAACAGATGTCGCTCACTGAGCTTAACGAATGGGTGTCATACTTTAAGATTATGAAGGACAAAGATGGCTAAGCAAGACGTAAGCATAATCATAAAAGCGTTCGACAAAACCAAAACAGGTTTTTCTGGCGTTACTAGCGGCTTAAAGAAAGTTTCTGGCGCTGTATTCAATATGAAAAGCGCACTTGTTGGGGCTGTTGGCACAGCAGGCTTCGGCGCTTTAATTAAATCCTCAATCAACGCTGGTGACGAGTTAGCAAAAACTGCTGATAAGTTAGGCGTTACAACTACCGCACTTTCGGGGCTTAGGCACGCAGCAGAGCTAACAGGCGTATCCACGGGGACGATGGATATGGCTATGCAGCGGTTTACGCGTAGAGCCGCAGAAGCCGCGCAAGGCACTGGCGAAGCTAAAGGAGCTCTGCAAGAGCTTGGCATAAACGCCGAGGAGCTAGTCAAACTTCCGCTAGACCAACAAATGTCCGTCGTTGCTGATTCTATGGCTGGAGTCGAGAGGCAGTCAGACAAGGTTAGGCTGGCGATGAAGCTCTTCGATTCAGAAGGCGTGGCGCTGGTCAACACTTTAGGCGGTGGCTCCGCTGCCCTAGAGAAAATGACGGCAGAAGCCGAACAGTTAGGGGTCACTTTAAGCAGAACTGATACAGCCCAGATGGAGGCGGCGAATGATTCCCTGACTCGTCTTAAAGCTGTTTTCACTGGGCTTACAAATCAATTGTCAGTAGCCTTCGCGCCTATTATTACGTTTGTTGCTGACGGGTTTAGACAGGCGGCACTCGACTCTGCCGATTTTGGAAACATTGGGCAAAAGGTTGCTAACACTGTTGTGAAAGCGTTTGGCTTCGTTCGTAACGTTGTGCATGACCTGCAAATCTTTTTTCTATCCGCAAAGGTTTCAGTCCTTGAATTTGCAAACAGTATCGGCGACAGGCTTGTCCCATTTCTGCAAACGTTCATTGATGTATATAACAAAATAGCAAGTGTCACCCCATTCCTGGACCCTATAAAAGAATCAGCTGAGCAGATAATGGGCAGCCTGCCTGACTCTATTGCCGCCACTA